CGACTACTGGTGCCCTAAAGGTTGCTGGTGGTATAAGTACCCAAGAAAACCTAAATGTTGGGGCTGTTGCTAAGGTAATATCTGCCACCGATGCTACTTCTAAAACTACTGGTGCTCTAATTGTCACAGGTGGTGTGGGTATTTCTAAGAATATTCATGCTCTACATGCCAATTTTGAAGATGTAGAGGCTGATAGTGTCACAGTAACTGATGATACTACTTCAACCTCAGCAACCACTGGTGCCCTCAAGGTTGCCGGTGGTATCAGTACTCAAGAAAATTTGAACGTTGGAGCTGTTGCTAAGGTAATCTCAGCCACGGATGCTACTTCTAAAACCACTGGTGCCCTAATTGTCACTGGTGGTCTAGGCGTTGCTAAGAATATTCATGGTAAAAATGTGTTCGTTGAAGACGTTGTCTCCAATAGTGTAGTCATTCTGGATACAACCACTTCATCCTCGGCTACAACCGGTGCCCTAAAGGTTGTTGGTGGTATCAGTACCCAAGAAAACCTGAACGTTGGAGGCGCCACGGATGCTACTTCTAAAACCACTGGTGCCCTAATTGTCACTGGTGGTCTAGGGGTTGCTAAAAATATTCATGGTAAAAATGTATTCGTTGAAGACGTTGTCTCCAATAGTGTAGTCATTCTGGATACAACCACTTCATCCTCGGCTACAACCGGTGCCCTAAAGGTTGTGGGTGGTATAAGTACCCAAGAAAACCTAAATGTTGGAGCTGTTGCCAAGATAATATCCGGGACTGATGCTACTTCTAAAACCACAGGTGCCTTGATTGTCACTGGTGGTATAGGCGTTGCTAAAAATATTCATGGTAAAAATGTCTTCGTAGAGGACGTCGTCTCCAATAGTGTAGTCATTCTGGATACAACAACTTCATCCTCAGATACAACTGGTGCTCTCAAGGTTGTGGGTGGTATCAGTACCCAAGAAAACTTGAACGTTGGAGCTGTTGCCAAGGTGTTATCCGATACAGATGCTTCATCTAAAACCACTGGTGCCTTAATTGTTACTGGTGGTATAGGTATTTCGAAGAACATTCACGCTTTACATGCTAATTTCGAGGATGTTGAGGCCGATAGTGTTACTATCACAGATAACACAACTTCAGACTCAGCAACTACTGGTGCCCTCAAGGTTGTGGGTGGTATCAGTACCCAGGAAAACTTGAACGTTGGAGCTGTTGCTAAGGTAATCTCAGCTACTGATGCTACTTCTAAAACCACTGGTGCATTAATTGTCACTGGTGGTCTAGGCGTTGCTAAAAATATTCATGGTAAAAATGTCTTTGTAGAGGACGTCGTCTCCAATAGTGTAGTTATTCTAGACACCACTGATGCATCATCAAAAACGACTGGTGCCCTAATCATCACAGGTGGTGTCGGTATTTCTAAGAATATTCACGCTTTACATGCCAACTTCGAAGATGTGGAAGCCGATAGTGTTACAGTGACAGACACTACTACTTCAACCTCGGCTACAACAGGTGCACTCAAGGTTGCGGGTGGTATCAGTACCCAAGAAAACCTAAATGTTGGAGCTGTTGCTAAGGTAATATCAGCCACAGATGCCTCTTCTAAAACCACTGGTGCCCTAATTGTAACTGGTGGTGTAGGTATTTCAAAGAACATTCATGCTCTACATGCGAACTTTGAGGATGTTGAGGCCGATAGTGTTACTATAACTGATACAACTACATCATCCTCGGCTACAACTGGTGCCCTCAAAGTTGCTGGTGGTATAAGTACCCAAGAAAACTTGAACGTTGGAGCTGTTGCTAAGGTAATCTCAGCTACTGATGCCTCTTCTAAAACCACTGGTGCCCTAATTGTCACTGGGGGTGTAGGTATTTCTAAGAATATTCATGCTTTACATGCCAACTTCGAAGATGTGGAGGCCGATAGTGTTACTGTGACAGATACAACTACTTCAACCACGGCTACAACAGGTGCCCTCAAGGTTGCCGGTGGTATCAGTACCCAAGAAAACTTACATATTGGGGGTGTTTCCAAGGTGTATGGTACTACCGCCTCTGATGGTAAAACCGCAGGTGCCTTAATTGTAGCAGGTGGTGTGGGTGTCTCAGGTGCCCTATTTGGTGCCACCGCCACCCTAGATGGTGTGGTGACCCTGACAAATGCAACTGAATCGACATCATCAACTACAGGTGCTCTCAATGCAGCTGGTGGTGTCGGTATAGCGAAGGATGTTTTCGTCGGGGAAAACGCCTATATCACTGGGGGTCTCATCACAAACAGTGGGGGTCTGGGGCGAAAGACATACAGTCTATCGAATAGTATGCCTGCGAGTGTATCTCCCACAACAAACATCCACTTTACTTCCAATATATTCCACGCAAAAATTACAGCTACCCTGGTTGATAGAAATGAGCATGTGAGTACCATAATACTCGATGTAAATGGTGGTTCCCAAGCGGGAAGTATCCTATCAGGTAGTAATGTAATTTCAGTGGGTAGTCAAACTATTTTTGGTACAACTGACAACGCTACACCATGGGCGTCAAATGTAAGCACTACAGCTAATACGGTTGCGTTATACACTTCAGGGGCTATGGCGGTTTCTGGTAATGTCCACGTTTTCGTTGAATATATGTCCCCAACCTCAGGTGGTAGAGTACATGCAATTGCCCATAATGGTGACGCACTAGCTACATTTGGCTACTAATCGTTGTGGTACAAATATACTTGTATCCACCCAAAACTTCACCCCCCTTATGGGGGAATGTCCATGAACATGGATACATGAGTACCTTCCCCGTTTCAGGTCTCACCTTCTTACCATCAATAAATTCAGTACACCCTCCCTGATTTTCTTGAAGTGTATTTAAATAGAAAATTATTTGTATGAAATTGGCTTTTGATATATCATCACCATCATGATGCCAATCATACATATCACCCTTCCCTAACCTTTGTATTGGAAACCCTATACAACTGATATTTTTGACACCTGATTCTCTGTCATACACTGGGTACATTGGGTCACCATACCCACTAAAGGTACTCTTCAAATGTTTTGTGTATTCAGTGTACGCTTTCATTGTATAGTCAAGGAATAATGTACCCACATCTTCCCAACCTGAACAGGATAGAATTGACAGTTCAATATTGTTTTTTACACGAGTTACGACTTGGTCACCGACAGGATAAGTAAAATAACCTTCAATTTTTCTATCATCATTTTCAAATCGTCTAATGATTGATGTACATACATCATTTGGTATGAAATTAGGAATCTCAAGGACGAACTTTTCCATTGTTAAACTCTTGATCCAAAACTTTATACATGTGATCCCAAGAATACTTCTCTTTCAAATAGTCTCGAGCATTAAGGCGCTCATCAGGATTTTTGAAATAGTACTGAAGATGATCAGTAAAATCCTTCTCCAACCTCAGGTGGTAGAGTACACGCAATTGCTCATAATGGTGACGCACTAGCTACGTTTGGATATTAAACATTTTCTAACATTTTTCAAACATCAATTTTTTTAGGAGCGTCCCAGACTGCTAAAAAAATTGTGGAGTTATATTAACAAGTTGCACCATGACCAATAGTACAACATTTCCAGGAACTCTTACATGTCCCACGTCACTTGTGAGTAACGTTATGACAATGGGTACGACAAAGACATTCGTCGTTACAATGACGAATGCCAGTGGTGCTAATAAATACTATATCGATGGGTACCTCCAAGCATCATTGGTACTACACCAAGGCCAAACCTATATTTTCGACCTATCCAGTGGGACTCTTTCAGGTCACCCATTTGAATTCTCTACTACAAATAATGGTTCACATGGTGGTGGTTCTGTATACTCGACAGGTATAACAACTACTGGTACGTACGCGAGCAGTGAGAAACGAACATTTGTTGTCTCTGCAAGCACCCCTACAACACTTTACTATTACTGTACGGCACACTCCGGTATGGGTGGTAGTGTGAGCATCTCATCAGAGGCTGAACTCCTCGTATCAGGGGGGGCTGAATTCATAGGAACAGGTACTATAAAACTTCCGAGTGGGACTACATCGGAGAGACCTACCACTGGGATGACTGGTATGATCCGGTACAACTCCACAACTGGGTTTATAGAAACGTACACTGCGGAGGGATGGGGGAGTATCGCCCCACCACCTGTGATCACAGGTATTTCTCCTGTGACTGTTGCCGGTACAGATACGGCGACGCAGGTATTCACCGTCACAGGAACAGGTTTTGATACGGGTTTAACTATAAAACTCGTAGGTGCTGATGATACTGAATATAGTGTTTTCAGTACGACGCGTGTGAGTGGGCAGAGTGCCACATTCAAAATGGGTGCAAATGGGGCGACTGATGGCTATGATGCAGCGCAAAGACCTTTTAAAGTTAAAGTCACAGGTGGTGACACTGCCTCAGCGGTGACTTCGACCAGTGTAGCTTCGATTGCTCTGGTAGTACCCACAATCACAGGTGTCTCACCAACTACTTTGGTACCCACCGCGGTTGGTTCACAGACCATTACCGTTACTGGTACAAATTTCGCTTCTTCAATGGCAAGTGGAAATAATATACAAGTACTTGGTGCGGATGGAAGCACACTTTACAATGTGGACTCTGCAGCGGTTGTGAGCGCGACAAGTATTACTTTCAAACTTGCGGCAACGGGTGCGTCACTCACTACTGGACAAATTGACAATAAACCCTATAAAGTTAGAGTCACAGATGCTGTTGGTATCACAGCGACCAGTACTCAAACAATTGGTTTCGCTCCACCCACAATCACAGGTATCTCACCAACTACTTTTGCATACAGTGCAGTTGGTTCACAGACCATTACCGTTTCTGGTACAAATTTCGCTTCTTCAATGGCAAGTGGAAATAATATACAAGTACTTGGTGCGGATGGAAGCACACTTTACAATGTTGACTCTGCAGCGGTTGCGAGCGCGACAAGCATTACTTTCAAACTTGCGGCAACGAGTGGGTCACTCAGTACTGGACAGCTTGACAATAGACCCTATAAAGTTAGAGTCACAGATGCTATTGGTATCACGGCGACCAGTACCGCAACAGTTAGTTTTAATGGTATCGCATGGAGTTCACCAGCGTCTGGGGCCACTCTAACTTACGATAATGGAGTCTCCTCCTCCCAGAATCTTGTCGCTACAGATGATATAGGTGGGACTGATGTAACATTCAGTATCACAAGTGGAAGTGTGGCTGGTCTCAGTTTAGGTTCTGCAACAGCTTCTCCAGCGACTTTTAGTGGGAGCGCGACGACAGACGGAACCACAAACGTAACATTTAGGGTTACGGATAATGAGTCCGGAACGACCGCAGATAGAACATTCAGTGTCGTGGTGAGTTCAGAACTCTACACTTTTAGTCCAAATCCATTCACGTTTAATGCGACGCCCAATGACACGAACGTCCGATACGGCGAAAGCCTGGCTGCTTATAGAGGGCGAGCGCCTTACAACCAGGCGTCTTGGACGCAAAACAATGCTTATTATAACCGAGCTAATAGCACTGATGGGTACCAACTTTGGACTGTACCTGCGACCGGTTCGTATACAATCAAGGCATATGGAGCAAGGGGGGGTGCCTCAGGCGCGTCCACGACTGGAGACTTCCAGGGCGCCCCACGCGCCGGTGGCACGGGTGCATGGAGCCAGGGAACTTTTACGTTTAGCCGTGATACAAAATTAGTCATTATTTGTGGAACGCGCGGTATGGACGCCGCTGAGGGAAACGCGTCCAATTCTATAACACTTGGATATAATGCTGGTGGTGGAGGTGGAGGAACATTCGTCTGTTCTGAAAACCTATCTACCATGTATATCGCTGTCGGTGGTGGTGGTGGAGCGTGTGCATGGTACGGTAGCAATACCGGTCCGACACCGGGAGGTACCTACAATTCGACGCAAGCATCGGCTGGTGGTGCATATGGAGCGTCGTGGGGCTCGGGGGGTGGTGCGGGGTTTAGTGCCAATGGTGGTGGAGCGACGTCTGGCTATTACGGACCAGGGGGGCAAGCGTACTCGGGGATACCCTCTCACGGAAAGTCCGTAGCCAATGGCGCCACCGGCGGGTACTATGGGTCGAATCTACAGAACCGTTTCCTTATAATTGGTGGATTCGGGGGTGGCGGCGGAGCTGGGGTACACGCTGGTGGTGGTGGAGGTGGATGGCAAGGTGGCGCCACAGGTCAATACGGACAGAGTAACTTTGCTAAAGGTGGGTTATCTAAAAACGCAGGAACTAGTGTAACTTTTGGCTCCGCCGGAACGACCCACGGGAAGGTCATAATAACACAAAATTAAATAGTATGTTAAGATATATGCTTGCACAAGTGTTAGAAAAAATAGCCCCGGATATGCTTTATACATCTTCTGATGGTACGTGGGCGAATGTTATTTTCGAGGAGGCGGGATTTGTCAAATGTGATGAATACTACGAGTATACACTCTACACACTCGAAAACGCTGATGCTATCAAAAAGTTTCGGGAGGAGAGGAACGCTCTTCTCGACCAGAGTGATAAGTATATGATCCCAGATTACCCAAACCGATCAGAAAAATGTATTCAAGATTGGAAAGACTACCGCCTAGCTCTCCGAAATCTCCCCATAACAGCCCGTCCAACACTCGACGAAGATGGAAACCTCAAGGGTGTCGTGTGGCCCACAGTTCCAACTCCACCAGAATTCTAATTGAAAAATATATGTTCCCAAACTTTACAAACTGAATAGAGCTTCTAAAGTTCACGTCCCACTCAACGAAGTTGATTGTCCCCCAAGCTTAAAAATAAAGTCTCACTATATTATAAAATGTCTGGCGGTATTGCCCAACTCGTTGCTGTCGGTGCCCAGGATGTCCACCTTGTTGGTCAGCCCGAGGTCAGTTTCTTCAGGTCCACCTACAAACGTCATACAAACTTTTCCCAAACTGTCGAGCGTCAGGTCATCCAAGGCAATGTCGCGAATGGTGGTATGTCCACCGTGCGCTTCGAGCGCAAGGGTGATATGCTCGGATATGTCTATCTCGTTCCCAATGATGGGACCAAGACCATTCCTTACACTCAAGCCCAGTGGTTGACAAAAATTGCCAAGGTTGAACTCCTCGTCGGGGGTCAGGTGATTGATGAACAGGATTCCACCTACTCTACCCTGGTTGCACCCCGTCTGTCTGCGACCAGTGCTTCCAAATCACCTTCGGCTGATCTGGTCAACGGTGGTACATCCTACAGGTTCTACCCCCTCAGGTTTGCTTTCTGTGAAAACTGGCAGACCGCCATCCCTCTCATCTCCCTCCAGTACCACGATGTTGAGCTCCGTATCACTTGGGGCTCCGCGGCGGCTACTGACAAGTGGGATGTTTTCACCAACTACGCCTACCTTGACACTGATGAACGTGAGGTGTTCGCTGGTCAGCCCCAGAACATGCTCATCACCCAGGTGCAGAAGGCGGTCTCCTCCGGTTCCAAGATCCAGGAGCTCAACTTCAACCACCCCGTGAAGTACATCGCCGCCGGTAAGGCGTCTGCTTTGGGGGTTCTCCATGATAACAACAAGCTCAAGCTTCAAATCAATGGTACCGATGTTGCCGATTACAAATTTGCTGATCCCAACTTCTCCACCGTAACTTCGTATTACCATACCGCTAACGCATCCCTGGGAACAGCCAAGACTCTATTCTTCTACCCATTCTGCCTTGATGCTGGTAAACTCCAGCCCACTGGTTCTCTGAACTTCTCCCGTCTTGATTCGGCTCGTATCATCAACGATACCAAAGACTCAGACGACAACCTCTATGCCGTAAACTACAATGTGCTTCGCATTGAAAATGGTATGGGTGGTCTTCTTTACTCGAACTAAATCTTCTCCGCATTTATTAAAAGATGTTTTGGACAGTAGTATTTCTCCTTGCCATCGTTTTTGTATTGACGTACGATCCTAACTCCAGGACACTCGAAAAGTTTGTTGGTCAGCCCACGCAACCAACAAGCAAATCGTGTGAAAATACGCATTACGAAGCCGTTCAATTTGCCCAGAGCCCGTACGAATGCCCCACCGTTGGTAAAACCCAGATGGGTGTCGTGATGTAGAAAGCTTAAAAAGAAAATGACATTTTCTTTTATAAATGGTTCCCGTGAACAAAGACACCGTATTCATTGTCGCAGCGATTGTTTGCGCAATTGGTATAATTTTCCTGTT